ATGGCAAGAAACGACGGTCTCCGTGACTACCAGCAGGAGATGAAGCTCCGCCTCTTTGAAGAGTGGGAGCTTCACCGGAGTGTGATGGTACAAATGCCTACAGGCACGGGAAAGACACATCTGCTGGCTGCGGTGGTGAAAGAGTTTCTCTGTGGTATCGGTATCGGCACGCGGGTGTGGATTGTGGCGCATCGCAGAGAGCTGGTGGAGCAGATAGAGGAAACCGCAGCCCGGTATGGAATGGGAAAAGAACCGGACAAGTCGGCAAAGAACGGAAGGACGGGGAAAGACAGTATGCCGGAAGAATCCGGGAGGGTGAGGGTATTTTCCATCCAGTGGTTGTCACGAAACCGGAAGATTATGGACGGACAGCCGGATTTGATCGTCATTGACGAGGCGCATCATGCCCTGGCAGAAACTTATCGGGAGCTTTGGAAAAGTTATCCGGAGGCGAGGAAATTGGGTATGACCGCTACCCCCTGCCGGCTGAACCGCAAGGGATTCACGGATTTGTTTGATACCCTGATTACCTCATGGAGCATTGCGGAATTTATCGGGAGGGGCTGGTTGTCGTCCTTTGACTATGTGTCCATCCGTGCGAACAGCAGGGAACAGCGGCTGGTTGACTCGTTGAAGAAGCGGGGTGCGGACGGGGATTATCAGGTGAAGGAAATGAATGCGGTGCTGAACCGGGAGACCGGTATCCGCCAATTGTACGAGAGTGTCCGAAGATATGCTGCCGGGAAGAAAGGAATTGTCTATGCCGTAAGTATTGCACACGCCCGACAGATTGCAGCCTATTACAGCTTACATGGTGTGGAGTCTGTTGCTATTGACAGCAAGACTCCCGCTTTGGAACGTGGAAGACTGGTAGAGGATTTCAGGCGGGGAAAGATCAGCGTGTTGGTCAATGTGGATATTTTTTCTGAAGGGTTTGACTGTCCCGATGTGGAGTTCGTGCAGCTGGCACGTCCCACGCTTTCGTTGGCGAAATACCTGCAACAGGTGGGCCGGGGGCTGCGGAAGTCGGATAATAAGGAATCATGTGTGCTGATAGATAATGTGGGATTGCACCGGATATTCGGTCTGCCTGTCCGTGACCGTGACTGGGAGGCGATGTTCGAAGGACGGATGGCGGGAAATGCTCAGCCCCGGACACGGATGGAGAACAACGGGCTGTCTGTGTCTTGTTCGCTATCGGAAGATAGCAAACGGAATGAAGGACTGGAAATTGTGATGACACACAACTGTCTGCTGGATGCTGTCCGGAACGGGGACTTGGTTCGTCTGGGAGAGGACGGTCCGGCCGGTGGGGAGCAACGGACGGCCTTGAAAGCCTGTCGTGACCGGCAGAGTGGTTTGTGGGGCTTGAGGTGCGGGAACAAAATCACAGTGATTCCTCAATACCGGGAAGTATTTGATATTTGTGCAAACCGGGCTGCTGTCCGTTTTAAAGATGGCCGGACAGGGGTGGTGGATAAGTCCGGAGTCCTCATGGTGGTGACAGGCTGTTGCCGGAGATTGAGATTCCTGAAGGGAGAACTTCTTTCTGTCACCAAAGAGGATGGGAGTGACTGTTATACCGATTTGAAGACAAACAGAACTTATCAGGAGAGGCCGGTGGTTTTTTCATACGGCGGCATAGAGTTGCTGCGGGTGGGGGAGACTTTCCATAGCCGCACGCGGAAGGCGTATGCCTCTATGCATGGTTTGCACAAAGACAGTCTTTGTTTTTATGGTTTCTACTTGAAGATACCGGATTACCGTGTTCCGAAGTCTTGCCGGCTAGTTGATCCTGTGTGGTCTACTATATTTGATGTCTTCGCCTGCGTGCTGGAAGGGGATGATGAAGAGGTGTACTGGTGTTGTGGTTGTTTGGCGGATCGGAGCATTGTGGTGATGGACGGGGAAGGAAACTATTATCATGTGGAGAAAGGAAAGGGGAAGCGGTATATAGCTTGTAATGCTCCTAAGGCGGGCGAAGCGGATTTTGCCTCCGTGGTGGAAGGTCTGAGGAAGGAAGCCGGGCGGCGTGCGGAGAGCGTACAGCGGGAACGGCAACAGAATGAGGAAGAGAAAAGGCGGAAGAGGCTGGAGGAAATAAAAGATGTCCTTCCTTTCCGGATGGGGATGAAGTGGGGGCTGAAATGGGGAGATCGTATCGTAGTGCCTCCTTGTTACCGGAATATCTGTATTCCTGTAGGCGGTTATTGTGCTTTTGAAGGGAATGCCTGCCAGTGGGGGGTGATGGCACTGGATGGAAAAGTGGTGGTGGAGGCCAGATATCAGAAGGTGGAGATAGAAAAGGATGGAACGGTGCATCTGACCATCATTCCGGGTAAGGTAAAGACCATCAAACTTTGACGGATATTGAATTGTTTGGGTATGGAGTGGGTAAATTTCAGTATATCACGGGTGTTTGATGAGGAGAGCAATTAGTGTAAAATAGTTTTTACGCCTTGATGTTATAATCTTTACATAAAAGAAAACAATTCTACCGTTGAAGCTCTTACGTGGGATACCGCTTTCAAGAACATAAACGAACCAAGCGGATGGGCCATGAAAGGGATACATGAAGAAGCCTACCAATAAATCCGGCATCAATTGACATAACAAAATCGGATAACTGAAAAATTATCCGCTTTTAGTTTCTTTATTTCGAAAGAAAGATATATATTTGCAACGCTTTTTCAGAAAAGCACCCGATATTGCAGAAAAAACAGTTGCCGAAATGGCTCAGTTGGTAGAGCAATTCATTCGTAATGAATAGGTCCCGGGTTCGAGTCCCGGTTTCGGCTCAAGGGGGGGTCAAAATGCCCCCTTTTTTTATTTTACGCCAATAGGCTATAAATCAATATTTTACAAATCTAATCGACTGATCTTCAACGTGTTTAAGTAATCTTACTAATGATTACTGCCGTTACTGTGCATTACTTATCATTACACTGTTGAACTATTTGTGATACCAATTTGTTCCTGGTATCACAGCTGGTATCACACTTGGTATCACATTTACCATAATTAACAAATTATAAACTAAAAAGAAACAGTATGGAAACATGGAAAATCAAGCCGGTATTCGACAGAAAAAAGAAAGCAACACCGGAGAAATCAGCTAAGGTTGAAATTGAAATTAAATTCTCACGTACAGAAAGGAAATGGATCTCAACAGACATTGAACTGTATTCAAACCAATGGGATGGAGAATTTGTGGTACGTCACGCTAAATTCAAACAATTAAATAAAGCAATAACCCAATATGTAAAAAAGTTTGATGATATTATCAAAAATATAAGAAAAGAAGGAAAAGACATCAATCTAAAAAACTTTAATATTTTTTATAACGAAAAACACGTAAAGTCTAAATCGTCATTTTTAGATTTCGCTTATGACGAGTTACAAAGAAGGGATCTTAAATGGTCAACCAAACGAGCGCACCTTATAGCACTGGAAGCTCTAAAACGCTCCGGAGTAATTAAAACATTTGACGATATCACTCCTGAAAATATAGCTTTATTTGACAGGTTTATAAGAAGAGAAGATCCAACAAGAGGACAGACAACAATACATGGATACCATAAGAGAATAAAACCTTATATTAATGAAGCGCTTCGGCTTGGACTTATCGAGGACACACCTTACAGGGTATTCAAAGATAAACATGGTAGATATAAAACAAGACAGCCTCTCACAATGGACGAACTGCAATCTATCCGCAATATAGAGTTGAATGATCGACAATTACAAAAAGTACGTGACCAGTTTATATTTCAATGCTATACCGGCTTATCATGGGTTGACTTATACATGTTTGATTATGACAGATGTACTGTAGAACATAACGGAGTTGCATATATAGACGGAGAACGTATCAAGACCGGAACCAAATTTTACACACCTATACTTACTCCAGCAATGGAAATATTAAAAAAATACGATTATAAATTTACAGTCCCTACTGTACAGTCATTTAACAGAAGCCTTAAAATCATAGCTGAACTTATCGGCTTAAAAAAGCCCTTAACCAGTCACATAGCCCGGCATACATTCGCTACCACTGTTGTTTTAGCAAATGGCGTACCTATCGAAACGTTGTCTAAGATGCTAGGGCACACAAAGGTTTCAGTCACACAAGTTTATGCAAAAATTCTAAATAGTTCAGTAGAAAAACATGCGGAAAAATTAAACAGTATTATATAAATCCATCCGTTGTGCTTATGAGTTATCGCTTTTAGTTCATAGGCACAACGATATCACCCTTGCCAACACGACAAGAGGTATCAGCCTGTATATCCACCTCTCTATACGTTCCATCGCATCACAGCAAGTAAACGACAAAAATACCAGTGAGGCACATCATCAGCATGTTCAAGCAATATGTTCAACTTATCTTTTTTCATATATAAACATAAAAAAGCGGTAAAACCGTTGGGGATTACCGCTTAATGCTAAATAGTTACTTTATTTTGCGTTTTTGAATATTTAATTTTATCTTTGCGCCATGAAGATAGCCCTTGATACATTGAAAGGCTACGTTGACCGTAGCTCACTAGTGTAGATGTATGGGGGGTATCTTTTTTTGCACCTTTAGATTGCAGAACAAAACTACAATTCGAAAAAATTATTTATCAATCTTTTTCATTTCCTTTGCTGTCATTTTAAGAGCTTTTTTAATTATAGGCAATTCTTTTTCTTGTGGCAACTGTTCAGGTTTGCGCCCAGTATTTTGTTCTACTATATTTCGGACTTGTCTTCCAACAGTATAGTGTGTTTGTTCTAAATTAGCTTGTCCAGATATTTGTTTACTCTTTATAAGCTCTTCGGTTTGGGTAACACGGAATAGATTGGCAGCAAGTTCGGTACGGCTCATTCTGTCAAATAGCTTTCCTTTTTTAACGCCACGTTTCTTTTCAAGCTTCCACGATTCCATATTATACATACCCAGATAACCTGCATTTTGAAACTTTGCATAATCAGTAACATTTGCGGCTTTTGCTGTTGAAGCGAGAGATTTGTTTCCATCTGCAAGTTCTTCACGTATTAGCACGCGGTCTATTTCCTGATTGTTTTCAATGTATAATTCAAATTTTCGTGTTTGCTGTGCGAAATAAGCTTGCGCCAATGCTACTTCTGGCTTCTTTGGATCGCCATTCATAGCAGCAAGATAACACGCAAAACGTGTAAGTTTGAAGTCTTGGAACTCAACACCATTATTATTGCGTTTCACAGCTATTATATTTTCATAATGAGGAATGTTGAGCGAAACAAAAGCCTTTGTCGCGCGGTCAAGAACTTTACAAAATGCTTTCATATCATTATATCCAAGCATAACCATTACTTCTGAGGCCCACCAATAAACGATGCCGTTTTGGTTTTTAAAGTCTTCAAAAGAAAGAATCGCATTGTTGTTTTCTTGTTCCATTTCCATCTATAATTTAAAATTCGGCTCAAAGATAGAATAAAGTATTTGTTATTCCAATAATATCATATAATTAAGATATATAATTTTATTGGATTTATGTATATAATTTCACGACTATTTTGTAAAAACGGTAATTCCAACAAGTCAAAGAACGCTTCTGTTCGATTATTATTTTTCCATTCCCTTTCTGCAATGTTCACATAAGAACTTTTTGGCTACAGGAAACATCTTTTGACCGACATATCCACTGAGATATTGCGCTTCCTCTCCATAAGGATCAATCCCGAAAGCCTTGGAGATATGCCGGCACAAATGACCTTTTTCGTGATCCCACGAATTTTGAAATTCTTCGGGAGTAGAGGTTAGTGAGATAACCATTACTGTTTCTCTTCTCCTGTAGTCCGAATAGGTTAGACCGGTATTCATTCTGCCTTCGGTCAGATTGCGATACGCACGCTTGAGGGAATCCCCCCTGCATCCTATACGGTACAGGTCCATAATAATCCGATCCGCCCAATAGGTGTGTACCGCATAATACACTTTGACGTGCCAGTCTCCATATTTCGGTATGTAGAACTCCTGAACAATCATATCACATCCGACCAGATTACAGGAATCCCTTTACCTATACAGGTGGCAAAGAACTCGTCAAACGCCCTGCAAGGATCGCCATCAATATCATCAAGGTAGCATTTTATATGCTTGCACAAGTGTGCCTCGTCAACCAATGATTTTTTATAGAAATCCGCTTTCAGCATGTTTGCAACATAAGCAACGTCATAACCCTTGTCGTGCTCGATGGTAATTCCGTTCGCTTTCAGCATATCGTCCACTTCATCTTTGCTCCACGGCTCCAGCTTTTTCTCTTTGCCCGTGGCTTCGTCTTTCACCTTCATTTTTGAAACGGCCCATTCATAAAGTTTCTTGCTGAAATGAAAGCCGTATGCTTCCAGATATTCCCTCATGCCCGATGGAAATCTGCTGTATGTATCCAATCTCTGTTCCATAACCTTTATTTAAAAAGAGGGGCATCCCACCCCTCCACCATTAATAAAACTCACCGTTAGCGCGTCTGCGTCTGCGTTCGCCCATGTCATCCATACGCGGATATTCAGGAAAGTATCCGGGGTATCTGCGTTCATCCATGCCGGATGAGCTTCCACCACCTGAATAACTTCTTCCGCCATCACGGAAACCCATTTCTCCGCGCATCTCTCTCATAGCTTTTTCGTAACCTTTGCGGCAGCCTTCCTTGTAGGCTTCCTCCACTTCGTCACCTCTCATACCGAAGCCGCGTCCGTAATCGTCACGCCCTTCTTCTAATATTTCCCACATTCCCATAATCATTTCTTGTTTTTAGATGCTTCAACCACTCCGAGCTGTTCCATTAACTTCTGATTCTGTGCAATGAGGTCAGCCATATTTTTGCTCATTTCTTGCATGTTCTTATCCATATTGGACATTTGCCCTTTCAATGCGGATATTTCCTGCTCCTGCTGTTGCTTGGCTGCAAATTCAGGGTTCAGCATGGCAAGCATCTGGTCACATACCCTAAGAAAGTTCTGATGATATTCCACACTTTTTAGAACATCCTCACTTTTCTGCTTCATGGTAAGGACCTCAGTATTCATTTCGTCTCTTGACCCTGTAATCAGCATCCCTGTCTTAATATCATCGGCAATATTGGCATTAGCCGGTATCTCTTGCAAATTGACATTCTGTCCGTTTATATTCACGACAAAATCAATAACCTGTACCGGCTGTGGATAAGGCATGTTGGGAACAGTCTTATATATGGTTTTTATGGGGCTTACATTAACGACCTGCCCACATTCCAAACTTGGATTTGCACCTCTATGAAGAAGATATAATGTACTGTTTACTCGTAAGTTCTGAAACATGATTGTTTAATTTTAAGGAGTGTGGTTATTCCCATTTTGGGAACCACCACAAAACTCCATGTTAATTATTACTTGCTCCGTAAAGAAGCGGTTTCTACTGTAGGAGCCGAAGCCGTTGTCGGTCTATATCCACCATTAACAAGATACAATTCGTTGGTGTACTTGTTATAATGGATCTCATAGATGCCGGTTCCAGCCAAGTTTGCAACAGTCACAGGCTCATTGTTATAAGCCATCAACGGTCTTGTGTCCCCATTAGTTCCTATCAATATCGGAAGTGTAGCAGTCGTGCCGGCAGGTATAGCCTGACGGAGGCTGATATAGAATCCTCCAACATAATCCCTGTTACGGAATGCGTGGTTAGGAAGTTCCAAAGTCACATTCTCAGTACCGACTGTTACAGCCACCGTAGGAAGAGTGTTGAAATTTGTTCTTCCGATTGATGGGAATGGGAATCCTGTAAAAAAGTTAGGCCACATATCTACCTCCTTTCTTACCGGATTAACCCCAGTAGTTGTTGCAACCACATCCACTACGTCCGTATACAGCGTCACCCATATATGCACCGTAGGCGGCTGCACGGAAACAATCTGTATTAATAGCGGTTAAATTGGGGTATTGAACACTCACAGTATTGGGGAGCTTGCATTTGATTTTATCTACGTCTCCTTGTAATGCCTGCAATCCGGCTGCCAAAGGAGCAATCTGTTGTCCTACTGCACTCAGGATAGTGGCGTTCTGATTACGCTGGGATATTTCGGCTGTTAAAGTAGCCTTTTCCGCAGTAAGAGATGCGATCTTGTCCTGCAATGCCTGATTTTGAATTGCATCAAGTTTAGCAAGGATAGCATTCGTGTTGGCAGTAGCACCGTCACGCAATGACAATGCATTGTTGTTCATTGTATTGGTAAGGGCATTCATTGATTCGCAATTCTGCAAACGTCCTTCATAGCCTTGTCTTTCAATAGCTGTTTGCGTTTTGCAGCAACAATCGGCAAGTTGAGTAAGGATAGACTGGTTGCCTGACTGCATAGCATTAATAATCTGGTTGGTTGACAATCCCACCTGATTACCTACTTGTGTAATGCTATTCTGAACATTGCACAATGCTGTCTGAACCTGTTGGGTAGAGCAGTTGAATGAAGAAGCCAATTGAGAGATAGCATTACCGTTACCCTGAATAGCTTGCATCAACAATTCGCGTCCTGCGTTTCCTGCCAATTCTGCCGGAAGTCCGTTAGCTCCGTTTCCTCCACGTCCACCGAACAAACCGCCACCATTGCCGTTCCATCCAAAGATACTTGCTATCACAACAAGCCAGATAATGCTCCACCATCCGTCCTGTCCTCCAAAGCCGTTGCCGTTATTCATCAAGGCAAGCAGGTTAGGGTCTATCCCCTTGTTCCCAAACATTCCGGGAAGCATGGCGGTAATGTCAAGCTTGCTACCGCCTGAACCTCCATTGCCTCCGTCTGAATTAAAAACATAAGTTCTTTCCATAAGTATTTGTATTTTGTATCCCGGTCAAAATCGACCGTTCACAAAAGTATATATATCATATCTCATGAGGAATCAGTTGTTTCCCAACAAATTCTTTATATTATCCCAATATATTCTCATCATTTTTTCACTTTTTAGACGTATATGAAAATTTGATATCATATAGTTCACTGAACGCTTAGTTTTATGAATGAGAGAAGAAATCTGAGATGGATAAAATCCTTTTTCGTATAGAATATATACAAGGATATATCTAGCGTTAACAATCTCTGTGACACGGTTGTCACTTACTATTAATTCGGTAGGTATTTCTGTTCCTTTAGAAACAAGAGCTATTATTTTGGCAAAAATTTCAGACTTACACATTGTGGTTTAAATTTTTGTTGTATTTTTGCCTTGCCAATCAAATACAATCATGACAAAAGCATACGTAGGAAATAAGTAAGGATATTACTACCCCTGACACTTACCTATGTATGCTTTTGTATGCTTTAAAGTTTGATTGGCGTTAAACTTCAAGTGTCGGGGGTTATTTTAATTCTGCCCCCTGAAAGAATTACTTTTATTAAATGAGTTTTTCTATTATATGCCACACTTCTACCTGTGGCGAATAATACTTGATGTTGCTATCTCATCTTGCACCTCCCTTCTTCTTTATCAGCCAAATGACTACGATTAGCAATACTAATATAACACCTATAGATAACTCTCCTAGTTCTAATTTTGTCTTCTGCCACCATGTTAATTCCTTCTCCACAGGATAGGGGACTTCTACATCTTTCTCCTTCTCTATATAGGCTGTATCGCGAATTGTCCTGTCACGGTAGACTATATGCCACTTGTCAACTAATACAGAATCGCCTTTCTCTTTTACATAGATAGAATCCTTAATGTGAATGGAATCACGTTCATACACAGTAAGATAAAGACTGTCAGTCCTTATTGTTTCTACCGGAACATACCTTATACTCCGGCATGACCCAAACAGCAATAGCAATGCTATCCCTACCGCAATCCATATATAGATCCTTTGTTTCATCCCTCAAATTTTATATCGTTGATACGGTTCATCCAACCACGTTTGAACTTGTTGTTTGCTGGGCGTTTCCGGCATATATCCTCAATAAAATCAAACCGTGCAATCTTGATCTGGTCAAACAATTCACGGGGATTACGGGAATTAACTGCAGCAAGTGTCTTGGGACCTACAATGCCATCCACTGTAACACCAAGCAAGCGTTGAGGAATCTTAATTCCGTGCGCACCGGATGCCCAGACCCAATCAACCAATATGTCAGCAACTGATTGCGATTTTATCTCATCAGCCTTCCATCTGTCCCAGTACATGGTTTTCAAGATTTCCGTCCATTCCTCTTTCGTGATGTTTTTCAATCTTTCAACCGTAGGCTTGGGATAGCCTTTCTTCCGGCAATACGTTTCATAAGTTCCGATGGTTACGCCCATATTGGTAGCCCCTCCCAAATCGTCAGGGTCATTTATAAAACCGCCTTCCCACTTCAGGATAAACGGTGCAAGTTTTCTTACGTCAGCCATTTCTCTTTCCCTCCTTTTCTTTTTCACTATCAAACAATATCTGAGCCATGATCTTGGCAATATCATCCTTGTTCTCGATAATCACACTCATTGTGTTTTCTGCCTTGCGCAACTCCGCTTTTTCCCATGATTTTTCACGAACTGATTTAAACTCACAGAAAATGCAGTACCCCGTCCAAATCATTGAAAAAATAGGGAAGGGGATAACTACGCAGCATAACAGGTCAATGAAGCACAATTCTATGAACGGGGTGAAATACTTCTTCGCTTTGACGGCTGTTTTCTTATACCCCGTGGATGTTCTTGCCTCCCCCCGTTGCTTGGCTTTCATTACTCCCGTGATAAGGTCTACTAACATAGCCCCCATTGTAGCCGCAATACACAAGGCTATAAGCACAATATGTATCATCATGTGCTCGTTGATAAAATTGTAAATTACGTCTTTCATTTAAAGTAAGTTTTGAACACATTAATATGATAGATATTCACCTGTCCATAGTTGGCATCAAATATCTTCTTGATCTCGTAGCCCAATCCATAAGATAATGCTTTCATTCTTCGCCAGTTGATGGAACGCCAGTTCATATTATGCTCCTTTGCCCAACGCTTGATACTGTACCATTCTTTGGATTCATCAAGTTGCTCGGTCTTCTGTTCTATTTGTTTCTGTTGCTCCTCAATCTTCATTTGCTGTTGGGCAGCTAGCATAAGGGCCTCTCCAAAAGATTGAGGGACGTTATACTGAGAGTGAAGCGAGTAACTACCTGTATTTACCACCGAAGGAACAATCTCATCAAATATCCAACTCTCAAACTCGTCAGCTTTCGGCATCTGACTTTTGGTTATCAAGCGATAGATGTTGCCTTCGCTGATAAACTTCATTGATTTCATTTGTATAGCTGGCGTGCCATCTGCTTTTAATCCAGTTTGCACCCCTACTTCCCGAATCGTTATGGAGGCTGGTTTACAGTGATCTATAATTGCTTTTGATGGATTTGAATACTGTAGAGAAGTGGCAATATCCATTCCGCAAAACCAACTTTTACCATTTTCAACATACATACGAACTTTGCCAAATAGTGGGTGTTCGTAAACCATAATTCCACTCATTTCAAGAGCAGACGAAACTTTTTCTACAACTAGCATATTACTTCTTATTATATATTTAATAAACATGTCCTGCACTTTTGCATCACATTAATTATCAACGTTTTTAATTACTTTTGCCTGTTGAATCTTCGTAAGTCGTTGATACAAAAGCTAAACGCAAAAATGCGTTTAGTAATTCATCATCTGTATTAAGAATTGACAATACTTCTTATTACAGAGGCATGTCTTCTTTATTTGGTCATACAAAACAAAAAAGAGCCTGCTACGGAAACTAATCCGCAACAAGCTCTTGGCTTTATCAAATATGTAGTATGTCCTTTCGTCATAATCAATGTGGCGTGCATCTTCACACGCTTCCACAAAGATAAATATTGCTTCTCTCTTTCGCAAATAAGAATACAAAAAAAGAACGACCGCCAGCAAAAAGCAGCCGTTCAATCCACGCCCTACTCTCTATCCCATTTTCCCAAGAAGACAATAGCAAAGATATCAAACAGGTTGTATCCACATGGGAAAAAGGTTAATAAAATATATGTTGTATAATCTGTTATTTTAATTTAGATTAAACAAAAATAATATTTAAATTGTTTGTTAATAAATAAATTAATTTGTTCCTTTGTAGCAGGCAATAGCCTTCATGGTGTGAAGTTACACCATACCCACTTTTAGAACGTGATCACTGTGGAGGCAATTGCTGTATTATAACGGCGGTTGCCTTTATTGTTGAACAATGAAACATTGGTTTAAGATACCTTCTTTAAAGAAGTCGAATAAGGATATGTATAGTGATGCTACTTATCATGGTAAAGATGATGGTGGTAATTTTATTTATGTTCCTAAATGGGTGGAAAATCTGTTTTCTGGCAATAGAGGGGATATAGATTTTGACATGTCGACCGTTGAAGGGAAATCAAGAGCCTTACATGAATGTTGGCCGTTTGCAATGGTTCTAGATCATTGCGGAAGAATGATGCAGAATGGGCGGTATTATGTGACGGATATTAACGGAAACGAGAAGAGGAGTTTCAAAGACATTGTGACTCTTCTGAATCGTCCGAATGTGATACAGAGTGGGCGTTCTTTTATAAAGCAGATTGAGATATCTTTGAAGTGTTTCGGATTTTGCCCTGTCTATACACTAAGAGCTTTAAAGTCTGATCTCCCTAAATCCATGATGGTAATACCTCCCGAATTATTCTACATGGAATCATTCGGTAAGGACCCGTTTACTCAAACAGAGCTTTCTTCAATTGCTAGTAAGGTATATATACGTTGGGGAAATGAGAATATAGAACTTGGTGATGAGGAGTATTTTGTCATATACGATTCGATAATGGATATTCCAAGTAATAATGGAGGGAGAATTACCTTCCACTCCCCTGTGGACGCATTATCTACTCATACTCGAAACTATATGGCTCAACTGATAGGGAGAGGAAACCTTATTGTTAATGGAGGACCTAAAGGGATACTATACGGAAATGATACGACTGACGTAGGGAATGCAGCTATTACTCCGTCTGAATCCAAGAAATTGCAGGATGATTTCAAAAGGAAATATGGTATAGTGCATAAGTTGTATGAAATCATGGTGACTCCTAAGAAACTAGGGTGGATTACATTGGGGTCAAATACAGACCAATTGAAGCTTCATGAGGAGGATAAGGCGTGCTTGGAAGCGATAGCTCAGACGATAGGCTTTGACCCCAATCTGATTATACAAGGAAGTACTTATGATAACTCTTCTCAAGCAAAGAAAGCGGCATATCAGGATCTTATTATCCCTGACAGTGAATCTATAACAGAGGTTCTGACTAATGCTATATGTAAGGACAGGGCAATAATCAAAATGGACTTCACTCATGTCCCTTGCCTTCAAAAGGATATGAAAGAATTGGCGGATGCCTTGTCTACAGCCTCTAATGCTGTAGCTTCATTGTATAACAATCGGCTGATTACTTTTGAAGAAGCAAGAACCGAAATGTCCAATTTTACAGATATTGATCCTGATAACCCTAAGGGAGAATTTAAAAGTGAAATAAATAATGATGGAGACAAGCAAATACAAGAACAGGTTGGGGAAGCAGTATAAATCCTTAGCTTTTTATGCAAAGGAGATACAATATGATTCTGGCAGTAGAACTATAAGTGGTTATGCTGCGGTTTTCAATAACATTGATAAATCCGGTGATATGCTCCTGAAAGGTTGTTTTTCAAAAAGCATACAGGAGAGAGGTCCGGGAAGTTCTGCTAATGATAAGATTATCTTTTTGTGGATGCATGACATGCATGAGCCTATAGGACGCATTACGCTTCTGCAAGAAGATGAGAAAGGGCTTTACTTTGAAGCGTATATTGATGATGTGGAAAGAGGAAATCAAGCGTTGAAACAGCTTGAAAGTGGAACTTTGAACCAGTTCTCTATAGGTTATAGTTATGTATGGGAAAAATGTGAATATGACAGGGAACGTGATTGCTTGGTTGTAAAGGAAGTCATTCTGTATGAGATATCCGTAGTGTCCATAGGATGTAATGGAGAAACTGAATATCTTGGTCTGAAATCGGCAGAAGAATATGAAAGTGCGTTGGAGTCACTTCCGGTTGAAATAAGTGATGTATGTAAAGGACTTCCGATAAGAAAGAGGGAGGAAATCCAAATGTTAGTAAGAAAAGCGATGTCACTCGCTCGATACAAGCCGGCAGACAAGCCACTTGATGAAGAGGGAGCCGATGAAAAAATAAAACTATTTACAAAACCTTTAAAACTTAAAGAAGCATGAAATTTGACTTTTTAAGCAAAATTGATTTGTCGGTAATGGATGAGGTTTCCGTGAAGTCATTACAGGCGTTGCAGGACGCAATAAACGCTACTGTAGGCGATTTCATGGACGATACTATCGACAAAAAAACTTTTGAGGATAAATTAAATGAGGTTTCTCAAAAGATAGATTCCGAAAAGGAATTGGAAACAGTGCGTAAGGAACTTGGTGAGATGAAAGAGATAATCGTTCGCATGAAAGGTGCAATGCATAAGAATGAAGACGGGCAAATGGTGTTCAAGTCTGTAGACCAGCAGATTGAAGATCAATTGAAGGATTTCATCACAGTAGGCAAGCATGGAGAGAAAACTGTGGACTTGAAAACGGCTTGTAAGCAGTCCCCCGGTTTTAAGAAAAGCCTTACGCTTATTATAAACAAGAAGGAGGTTGATCCCTTGAAGAGTACGGGTGTGGCACCACATTATAACATGACAATTGATAGTCAGTTATCTGTTGATCCACGTTCCCAGACTGTAATCCGTAAATTTGCCAATGTGGCAGCAATATCTACACGATCATTGACTTATGCGGAGTTCAATCCAGGTGAAGAAGAAGCTGAATGGGTTCCAGAAGGCGGTCTTAAGCCTATGATGAGCGGTACATTGGCAGAAGTTACTATCAATGCTGGCAAAGTGGCTCTTGGCACAAAAGTAACCGAAGAAACATTATCTGATTTGCCTCAGTTGGTTGCGGAGGTTAGGGCTGAGATTATCAATCGTATTGGTTTGAAAGAAGAAGAAGGTATTCTGTCTGGTACTGGTTCCGGCGGTCAGATTAAAGGGATTGGGAGTGATATACCTACATTCTCTTTGACAGCTCTGAAAGTAGAGAAACCCAACACTTATGATGTTATTGTTGGTATGTATACACAGATTGTATCAATGTCCAATATGGCTTATCGTCCAAACCTTGTGCTTATGCATCCTCTTGACTATGCACAGATGCAGTTGACTAAGGATGTTAATGGACAATATCTCCGTCCTTTCCGTATTGGTGATGAACTGATTCAAGGTTTGAAAGTGGAAACCAGCACTGCAATCAAACAAGGTGATATTTGGGTTGGCGATTTTAACTATCTTAACATCCGTGATGTATGGGTTCTTACCATTACACTTGGATGGGAAAATGATGATTTCACTAAAAATATGGTGACTATCCTTGGTGAAAAACGTCTTATGGTGTATATTAAAAAGCAATATAAAACTGCATTTGTCAAGGATAAGATTGCGACCGTTATTGAAGCTATAACCCCTGCCGGTATTGGCGGATAAATTTATTAAATATTATGAAAGTAAATTTGACTAAAACTTATGAGGTTGAGTTCGCAAAGGACGGGGCCGTTTATAAAAAAGGCGATAAAGTAAGTGTTAATATGTTACTTGCAGGTAAGTTCTTCCAAGATGGACGTGTTGCCACTGTTCCTTCGGAATTGATGGAGGACGCTAAGAAAATCGGTGCTGAAGATTTGTTCAATAAAAAGAAGAACCTCAAAGATATTGTGTAATGTTGGTGGATTATACTTTTTTCCAAGGTGGCATTCTTGATATCGAAGGTGCAGTATTGAATATACATACTCCTTCTGAGACTAATAAGGCAATTGTTGACAGCCTTCAAGGCTTTGTAACGCAATATGAGCCGGAATATTTAGAGAAGCTCCTAGGGGAAAAGTTGTATAAGGAATTCTCATCCTATATTTCCAACGATGGAAAAACTAAGGAAAAAAGATGGGATGATCTTATAGCGCATCTTGTCATGAAATATAGTGATGGCGATAGGGAGATTTCCAAATCCCCCATCGCCAACTATATATACTTCCATTACTTGAGACATAATCACACTCAGGCGACTATTACAGGAGTGAAGGCTGATGGAGATGATGGTCGTCTTGTAAGTCCCGAAAGGAAAATGATGTTTGCATGGAACGACATGGTAAGAATGAATATCAGACTTGTGAGATGGCTTCAAGCCAATAATGCGGACTATCCGGATATCGCCACCGATTTCGAATTGATGGAAACAATTAATTCTTTTGGGCTATGATAATTGATATAATATCAGATGTATGTGCTTCCTTGTCAAAAAGAATGGATCAACAGATAAATTACATATATGGTGACAGTTCTTATATAAGGGAAACACTTCTTCTTCTTGGGAAAAGCAGGGTGACAGCATCGGGAAAATTCCCAATGATAGGGCTGTATGTTCCCTTAGACGAGGAAAGGGATAGTGAGAATTATTTTTGTAAGGCATCTGTAAACATAATAATCGCTACCAATACACTGGAAAAGTATACAAATGAACAACGTCGTGAGATATCTTTTGAAGGTATTCTTCGACCTTTGTATTACCGATTCATAGAAGAGTTAAAAAAATGTGATAAATTTGATTTCGGTTACTCCGGTATTGTAAGCCATACATATTCAGAAAATTATAGTTTTGGAAGACGTGGCGCTGTTGATGTTGACGGTAAGGAAGTTGGCGAAAAGATAGATGCTATTGAAATAAAGAATTTGGATTTAACAGTTAAAAATCAGAATTGTTATGCGAACAGATATTAGAGAGTGCGGCAGCACGTCCGGATTTAATACTGGAATGAGTTACTGCCCCCTGCAACCGGACAAGGTCGCAGGTGTTATATTGGTCATTCATGGCAAAAAACTGCCCAAGGAATTGACTGCTGATGCTTTGGAGGAAGCCTGTCATGCTGATTATCCGGACAGAATTTATCCTATTACAGGATTTTCGGAATACGCGGTAAGCGGCGGTGAACCCAATACAACAGAAAATGGTTATGCCGGGTCGGAAATAACGGGCTATTCGGCAAGGACGGATACATTCACGTTGCGTAAGTTTAATCTAGCTTTACAAGCTAATCTTGTAGCCAACAAGGATACATTGTTTGATATGTATGTTTTTGACAAGAATAATGTAATCTACGGAGAAGATGACGGAACAGATGAACTTGCAGGTTTTGCATTATCTGGTGTTTACCCTACAGGACAGGCTTATGATTCAAGCGGTCAGAAGGCTTATCTTGCGTTTAATGCGATGTATTCCGATACCGAGAAGATGATGAAAAACATGTCTGTAAAGCAAGCGGGTGTCAATTTGGAAAATGTTCTCAAGGGATTGAATTACGTTGAGTTTGTCAAAATGACATCTCCTGAAAATACATATAAGCTCGTGGATCATTATGACCGCACGGATCTTACTGCATATTATGGATCTATATTGTCTGAGAAGGCTTCAACGGTCGTTTCTGGTGCATCAGCGCTGGAATACAGTAACGGTGTGCTTACAGCGACAGGAGGTGTGCCGGTGCTTAAATCTCCTTCTATTCTACAGACTAATGAAGTCATTGGAATTGAACAATGGGTATAATGAGAATTAATGGAGTTACATTTATAGAATCCGAAGTGGTTAAGCTTTCATTGGATGAGTTTGTCGCTCAGAATATAGATGTATTCTGGAAGGACATTTCTAGAGAAAGGCGGAAATCAAGGCTGGTTTCCGTATATAATAGGATTATCAATAACAGTAATTTAGGAGGCGGGGGAGATTGATCCCCCGTTTTTGCTATGACATTGGAGGAATACGCGAGATGTTGGAAGAAATTGGCTGATGGCATTCAGCCAATGATAAGGGATAAAATGGAAAGGGATGTTCCTCAGTTTGAGGAATATATACGAGAACAGCTATATAGTGGTGTTGATGGCGATGAAAGCCCTTTAATTCCCGGATATACAGAGGACCCATACTTTAAAAAAGCTTATGGAGAGCATTGGAGGAAAAATGCCGAACGCTATAAGAATTGGAAGACAAAGATACAGAAACCAAAGCCTTCATATTTGGGTTTTTCTGCAAGAGGAAATAATACTCCAAACCTTATCATACGTGGAGATTTTTATAGTTCCATCACGGCAATACCAATATCAAATGGTATAAGGATTGCCAGCTATGGCGTTTCTTTTGGTTCTGATATTGAGAAGAAATATGGTTATAAAATTTTCAAGGTAAGCTCCAAAGCAAGGAGGCATTATGTTACGTACAGGCTTATGCCCTCTATTGAGAAATTTATAAGGAGGTGCGAACTATGAAAAACTGCTTGTGCCAAGGGAATAAATCAATGAGGGAGATGGAACATATGCGTTCAATCGCAGAGAAGGCTGCTGTTATGGATGAATGTGTTTATATATTATACAAGGTTGGAGATGTGTATAAATTCTGTCGTGAAGGTGAAAACTGGTCAGGCGAGTTTATTGAATTCATATTTCCGTGAAATGATAGCGGACATCCGGAAGGATTACCGCTATCTATGTAAAGGATGGATCTACAAAATATCGTTTTCTCCTTTTTCAATATTGGCTCTTATTTGCCTTAGAAGCAAGAATGATCCTTCCATTTTGTAATTCCCTAAATTTTGTTTCGCCTGCATGATGCAGCTTTCGATAGTAAGGGCTAAATCGGGAGTGAACGCGGATTTATTAATTTGCATTGTTTGGGGGAGTTGGCTAGCATGATCATTAAACCATGCAATCATTTCATTCAATTCTTCCTCTGTGTAACTTTGTCTTTTTTCGGCCATATTATATTTCCCGTGATTAATGATGTTTATATATAAATATTTTATGCAAAAAAAGATATTTATTTTTTAATTGAAAAACAAAACTATCATTTATGTTGCAATTTAGATTTTGTCTAAATTATAGTATAAAAACGCCATATCATTAATTACCATGCGTTACTCTGTATTACTGTATATTACGGTCTGCTTTAGATCGTTTTGTATTGATTTATAATGTGTTGTATAATGTAAAAACATCATTTACCTTTGTAGCCGTTGCAAGTAGAGAGGCAACAGACACATGATTAAACAATCGCTCAAACGTGAGCCTTCTTTATATTTGGAAATCCGTTGCCTCTCTACTTTAGCAACGGATTTTTTCTTTCCTATAAGTTAGATTAAATCCATACAATCGGTTGTGACGCTGTGTGTGCACCTCCATCCGATTTAAACCTTGTAGAGGGCTGTGAAAACGGGGCGGGAAACCGCAGGAAGTACGATACAAGGAAGCACTTAGAGGATGCTTGTACGGGTGTCAACTCACCTAAAACCTCGAAGAGAATGCAAGTTGATGTCATTCTCCCTTGAAAGGTTCGGTCATTATACGAGAGTTTAAAGCTGCGAATCAAAGGGAAAGCCCGCTGGCTGTTTGGCTTAATATGTTCAAGTGAAAAAGAACTGCCAAATCGCCTAAAGGACACTCTGTACCCACGTGGTTGGTATTGCCGAGAGTTAAGATGTGATACGAATATTAAACATTGATGGATGATTAATATAAGAAAGATATAACTTTAAATTATAGCTTATGAATGAACTTGTTTTTAAAGGTCAGAATGACCAAGTTTTAACTAACAGCCTATTGGTGGCTGAAAAGTTTGGAAAAGAACATAAGCATGTCTTAGATGCTATAAGAGAGCTTATACAGGGGTGTGCCGAAACTTCGGCTGACCCTATGTTTGTTGAAGCTATAACGAATAACAAGAGCGAACTTTAATATTATTATATGGATAATTCGATTAAGATATTTAAGAATGATGTATTTGGCGAAGTACGAGTAGCTGGAACAAGTGAAGAACCGCTTTTCTGCTTAGCTGATGTTTGCAATGCAGTTGAGTTGAGTAATCCTTCATCAGTAAAAACAAGATTAAACGATGAAGATTTGCAACTGCTTGATTTACACGCCCTAAATCCTGATTTATACGTAAATGGGAATTCATTTGCTACGTTTATAACAGAATCAGCCTTCTATGACGTTCTTCTTTTTAGTTCTAGCAAGAAAGTAAAACCGTATAGAAGATGGGTTACGCATGAAATATTGCCCTCCATTCGTAAGTACGGTGCGTATATGACGTCCGATACTATAGAAAAGGCTCTTACATCTCCCGACTTTCTGATTCAACTTGCTACTACTCTGAAAGAAGAAAAACAGAAACGGATTGAAGCAGAAAAGAAGGTGGAAGAACAAGCCCCCAAAGTTCTGTTTGCTGATGCTGTAATAGGGAGTCGTTCTTCATGTCTTATAGGTGAACTGGCTAAGATAATATCTCAAAATGGATTCCATGTTGGGCAGAACAGGCTGTTTGAGTGGCTTCGCAATAATCATTATTTAGGAAGTGTTGGTGAACGTAGAAATATACCTAATCAGCAATATGTTGAACAAGGTCTGTTTGAATTGAAGAAAGGTACACGTTCCGGCAATGATGGAGTGTTGCGTACTACTATAACAACCAAAGTTACCGGGAAAGGTCAATCCTACTTCATAAACGGTTTCCTGACTGGCAAATTCATCATTTAACCGATTGTACAACATTTCAAAGAACGAATTATGAAAAATACATTTGAATCAGCAAGTTACATTGGATTTATATTGTCAATTGTTTAATATTCATACCATTGTGTAAGATAAAAACATCATTACCTTTGCATTTGTAACAAGTGCAAGTCGTTACTTGATGTTGATTAAATATTCTCCTATTGGAGTTTATATATGACTGTACCGTAGTAGCTTGCACCTATTACGAGACTTTTTTTTATACGATTCCAAGCGTGGATAGTATAAGGGAGGAAAGCAGGAGTGAATAATGGCACAATGGGGTTCGATTCCTCACCTGCTACAATCAGTCAAAATAAATCCCCGGAGGCGGAAGTGACTGAGCCGCCAACGGGGAACAATATTAATCTTATATCGCAAAGATATGGAAAATTTTAATAAGTTAGTACCTATTGATGGGGAAAATGGCGAAAAAAGAACAATAAGTTCACTGCAAATTGCAGAAATTACAGGTAAGGCATATTGTGGCGTGTTGAAAGTCATTAGAAAGATGGATATTATGCGTGTGAAAATAACAATGAAAAATATATTTTCATTATTTGTTTGTTTGAAAAAATGTTGTATCTTTGTAGTGCGACACTTTTATATACATACTTGGTTTGTGGAATTTTTATGTTCCATTGATAGCTGCTGCCTAAAATATAAGCAGAGGTTTCTCCGTGCATATTCGCCCACAAGCCAATATGAAAGTGTCGCAACTTGGAGAAACTCTCTGCTTTTTTTATTTATTAACTTTTAATTTTCATTATTATGCGACACTTGAATGAAAATCAAATCTTCCAATACAACGGAAGTCCTATCACCTTTCAGAAAGGCGATAGTGTAATGGTAAATGCCACAGAAATGGCTAAACCGTTTGGAAAACGTTGTAATGACTTTTTGTCAACAAAACAGACGAAGGAGTTAATTAGTTCATTATCAGCCAAAACGGGAATTTCCGCAACGGGTTTAGTTACTGTAAATCAAGGAGGTAACAATCAAGGCACTTGGATGCACGAAGATGTAGCCTTAGAGTTTTTATCCACATTATCAGCCGTTAGGATAATTCCCCTAACGGGTTTGGTAGATAAAGCCTTCAAAAAAATATTGTTTTCGTTTGGTAGCTTAAGGAATTGTTGTACCTTTGCAGTGCTACAAGTTGATAGAATTATCTATCTCGCAGAGCAAGCGGTTAAGTTGCTCATATTTTATATGGGTATTTTTTATGCTCATACTTTAGGATATTGGCGGTTGCCTATACGTAAGTTATTGTGTGCTCTTCGGGGTAGACTATCAACTTGTAGCAGCGTATATGGTAACCGCTTTTTGTTTGCCTATTGCCTTCATAAATAACTTTTAAATGCTACAAGTTATGACAGATTTAATTTTATACAAAGAAACGATGAGTTCACTTGAAATAGCTGAACTCACTGGAAAGCGACATGATGCTATCTTACGTGACATCAGAAACTTACTTAATCAAGGAGTAAACGCCCACAATTTTGTGGAGGTTGAATACACCGATAAAAAGGGTGAGAAAAGACCTTGTTATGAACTTACAAAGAAAGGTTGCCTAATCCTTGCCAGCGGATACGATGCAAAACTCAGGGAAAAGATTATAGATCGTTGGGAAGAATTGGAAAGGGACAAACAAAACGGGAATTTTCAAACTCCTAGCACCTACATTGAAGCATTGGAAGCTTTGGTAGCTTCTGAAAAGGAGAAAGAACGGATGCGTATTGAATCGGAGCAACAGAAAAAGCAAATCGAACAGAAAGATGCTAAGATAGCAAAGATACAGCCCAAAGCGGATTTTGCCGACAAAGCCTTTGCGATGGAAGGCAAATGTGATATAGGACAGGCTGCCAAGATACTCGGCTTACCATTCGGACGAAATACCTTGTTCAAGAAGCTTCGTGAAGCAGGAGTATTCTTTGCTAACAGGAATGAGCCAAAACAGAAATATATTGATGCAGGCTACTTTGAGATGAAAGAAAAGCCTATCCCAAGAGATAATCATCCGGGCTTTGTCGTGATGGTTGTGCTATGCACACAGAAAGGGCTTGCATACATCAATTACCTGTTTGGTGGCAAACGTTCTGACGGGAAATTGATGAAAATAGCCTAATTTAAATCTTACATATTAATCAAGTCTTTCCCACCTTATTTTACGAGGTGGGCAGACTCTTTACATCCATAACAGTTGCGATTCGCAACACGAATAAAAAGACTATGAAAACAATAGATAAACTTGAAATTATACTTCAAAAAATGGAAGAACAAAATAATAGACTTGAACAGATATACGGCAAGCATCTCAAACTGATTGTATGCACTGGGAAAAGAAGTGAGAAGGTGAAATTTAAACATGAAGATTGAAATGCTATGTTTATAATTTATTTATACAACATTCTAAATTGCAAACAAATACGTTGAAATATTTTGATTTGGTTTTAAAAGTATATTACTTTGTTGAAAATAAACAATTTATTATAACTATATGAAAAAAGTATTATTAACTTTATGTATATGGTTGTACGCTATGTTGTGTATCGGACAAGGAGTGTCGCATCTTGAATTTAAGGGTATTCCAATAGATGGTAATTTACAGGAGTTTGTATCAAAGATGAAATTGGAAGGCTTTTATAGTAAGATGTATAATAATGAGGGTGTAATAATGCAGGGTGATTTCGTAGGAGAGAATAGCCATGTGTTCATTTATAGCACCACGGAAGAGAAAGTAGTGTGGAAAGTATCGGTGTATTTTGATTCATGGGATAATTGGCTGTCTTTGGAGAACCAATACTATGAGATTAAAGATATGTATACAAAGAAATATGGGAAACCAAAGAAACATTATGAATCATTTTCTAATGAAAGAGTTCCTATTGATAAAATGCGTGCAGTAAACTCCGATATCTGTGATTACGCTTCGTATTATTTCTTTCAGAATGGTGTGATAGTTGTGTCAATATCTCCTTTTGGCTGTGTGAAAGTATCGTATGAAGATGAATATAATTCATTATTAGGCAAACAAGAGGAAGAAAAATATCGAGAGAATGATATTTAACTATTTAATAATATAAAAACATTATTATGAAAAAGATTTTACTTGCATTTGTATTGATTGTGTCCGTGTGTTCATGTGGAAGGGTTTATTATCAGGAAAAAAGCACACTTCTTGATTTGCGTGAGTATTCTGGGGATAATGATTTTGTGATTAACCCTACCAATATTTCCAATGGTGATTTTACTCCGCTTGGTACATTGGAATTAGCCTTTATGACTGGGAACTCTGTAAAAAAGGATATGAGAAAATATGTGGAGGAAAAGAATCTCGGATGTGGTTCATACAGATATGTCCCTACTGTCAAGAGAATGGTATCAAAAGCCGTTGAAGAAGCCAAGTCATTGGGCGCAAATGGAATTATTTCTTTTGAAATAAAACGAGTACATGATGTTAAAAAGAATAATAGTGATATGGACACATATTATGTTACAGGAATCCCGGTTATATACAAGAAATAGTTTGTGCTCCATTAATAGGAGAATGATTGTTTGTTTTTAGTGGGGAGAAGTTTTTGCTTCTCCCTTTTTTATTTCCTTATCTTCATAATATCAATAAAATCACTATCTTTGCTCTTAGAAGGTGCATGAAGTCATGCACTACCCAAAACTTACGAAAAGACCATGGCAGGAGCAGAATTTAAAATTACTGATGCGATTGATCCTAACATCGTTAAGAAGTTAAATGAGATAAGGATTAATATTCAAACCACATCTTCCGAATATGCGAATTTCACAAAACAATTAAGTGATGGCATAAATTTTAAGCCGGGTAATCTAAGAGAATACCAGTCTAAAGTTGACAGTTATAATGCTACAATTACCAAATTATATGCTTCTCAAAATAGGTTGTCTGAATTACAGGCTAGTCAATTAAAGTTATTGACCGATATTTCCCGTAAGATAGAGCTTCTTACCAAACCATTGAATACATTGGCAGACAAGATAACGGAAGTAAAAGTAAATTTGAGAGGTGCTTCCGAAGACTTGAAGAACGTGTCACAGGATGCGGAAACTGCTTCTGTTTCATTCCAAGAGGCATCTAAGAAAATATCCATGACTGCTGCTGATTTTGATTCAATTCGTCAGACGGTAAAGGCTTTTGATACACAAGCCTCCGAATTGAACAGTAGATTAAGTGATAACAAAGAAACAATTTCAGCCTTAAGAACATCTCTGAGGGAATTATCGAAGGAGTATAAGAAAGGTGCTATCAGCGAAGAGGAATACAAGTCCAAAAGAGATGCTACGGTATCCCAGTTACGCACGCTGACAGAGCAGAATAAACAATATTTGGCGATATTGAGAAATCATACACAGGTAGCGATTGCCACTACAGGAAGCTATAACGAGATGAAGGCTTCAATGCTTCAGTTGGAAAAGGAATATTATAACCTTTCACAAGCTGCACGCGAGGGAGCAAAAGGTATGGATATCTTGAACAATATCGGCAAGCTGAATCAACAATTAAAGGATATAGATGCACAGATGGGCAATTACCAACGTAATGTGGGTAATTATGCTTCTGGTTGGAATGGCCTTAATGTTTCCATACAACAGATTGCGAGAGAACTTCCGGCTTTGTCTGTTAGTGCCAATACTTTCTTTCTTGCCATATCCAATAACCTTCCTATATTTATTGATGAGTTAAAGAAAGCAAGGGTGGAATATGAACTTCTTAAAAAATCGGGGCAGACTGCTACACCTGTATTTAAACAGGTATTGAGTTCCCTTCTTAGTTGGCAGACGGTTTTAGTTGTTGGGATAACTCTTTTATCGAGTTATGGAGGTGAGATAACCAAATGGGTGGGTAGCCTGTTTGATGCGAGAAAAGAGTTGGATGCTTTGGAAGAATTGCAAAAAGATTTCAATAAGGCCCAACTTGATGGGGCTAAAAATGCTCAGGACGAAGCGGTAAGATTGAATATCTTATATAGAGCAGCGACAAATCTTGAAAGACCAATGAAAGAACGTTTGACTGCCGTAAAAGAGTTAAAAAGAGAATATCCGACATATTTTAATAATATAAAAGATGAAAATATTCTCGTAGGTAATGCTTCCGATAGTTATATAAACTTAGCAGCTTCTATAGTTGCTGTTGCAAAAGCACGCGCTACAGAAGATATTATGGTAGAAAAAGCAAAAGAGCGTATTGCTTTACAAACTCAATATAACGAATTGATAAGAAAATCTTCAGAAGCATCATTAAAATATCAAGAAAAGGCGAATGAAGGTCCACTTCTTTTTGCCTTACCTGAATCCGTAAAAGCGACAAAATTTCAGAAAGAAGCTGATGAGGTTTATGACAAATTAAAAAAAGTAGAAAATGAAATTAAAGAATTAGCTGATTCGGTTAATATAGACGATCTTTTATTTGATCCTAAGAAAACATCAAAAGCCGCAGATGATTTAGCGCAATACATAGAGAATCTTAGGAATAAAATGGCTGACTTGTCCGTTTCTCTCATTAAAGATGAGCATGAACGTAATCTTGCTGCCATAGAGAAAGAATATAAAGACCAGATAGCAGCTGTAAAGGGATATTCTGAGGAAGAGAACAAACTTCGGGAAATGTTGGGTCAAGAGAGAATGCAGAAGATAGCGAAAGAGAATGAGGAATATGCTAAGAAGTTGGCAGAGGCTGAGAAAAAAAGGATCGAGGAAAAGAAAAAGTATACTGATGAGATGCTCAGACTGGAAGAGGAACAATCATCTCTCCGTATAGCAGCTACAAGTACTGGATATAAGGAACTTGAAAACATTATAACAGAAAATTATTCAAAAGGGTTGCTATCGCGAAAAGAATACGATGAAGCCATGCGTGAACTGGAGCGGAAAGCCGCAAACGAGCAATTACAGATACAGATAGATGCTGCTGAAAAAATGATTGAGATAGCGGAAGCATCGGGCGTGGTAAGCAAGCAACAAATTGAAATGCTGAGAGAATCCATAAAGGCTATGGAAGCAGAGATAGGTTCTATAAATGCGGATGATCAGTTGAAAAAAGCGGAAGAGCAACAGGATATCACACGAAGGAATTTTGAAGTGTTGAAAGGTTATTCTTCTGCATTGAAAGATCTTGCATCGGATATCGATAGCCCGTTTGCCGGTATATTTGATGGGATGGATAAGGGATTCAGTATTATGTCTGATAAGATATCGGGTGTTTGGAAAGAACTTACAGACGGTGAGAAGATGGAAAGAACTACCGAGATGTGGGCTTCTATGGTTAGTGGAATTGGTGAAATGATATCATCCATTTATGATCGCCAGATTGAAGCTATTGAGGCTGAACAGGAAGCGAATGAGCAAGCTGGTGAAGAGGAAATTTCCCGTATAGAGGCTTTAGAAGAAAGAGGTGCTATAACAACTGAAGAAGCCGAAGCGCGTAAACGTGCAGCGGAAAATAAAACGGCACAAAAGAATGCCGAATTGGAGAAGAAAAAAGCTGCATTAAGAACAAAACAGGCAAAGTTTGAGAAAGCTACCAGTATAGCTGAGGCGGCTATACAGATAGCAGGTGGTATTTTGCAGACGATACAACAATTGGGCTTCCCTGCTGCAATACCTATGATAGCTGCTCTAGGTGCTATGGGAGCGATACAGCTTGCTACTATTATAGCAACTCCTATTCCGAAGTATGCCAAGGGTACTGATTCGCATAAAGGCGGATTGGCTGTAGTGGGTGATGGTGGTGTTCCTGAAACAATCGTTACTGATAAAGGAGCGTATATTACTCCGTCTGTCCCTACTTTGGTTGACATCCCTAAAGGTGCGAAGGTTATACCTTATGCAGTGGATATGGACAGGATAAAGGCTCATGCAAATGATTTTGATGGTCTTATGGCATATAGAAGCGAAAACGATCTTCCTCCTGTATCAATAGTTAATGATTATAGTGAACTGGAGAAAAAGATAGGGCATCTGGAAAAATCACAGCAGATAGGATTTGCAAAATTAGCCAAGGCGATAAGAGAAAACAATTATCAGCAATTTTCAAAAAGTATCTGATTATGAGGTATACAAGTGACATATATGAACTTCCCTTGTCCGTTTTTATAGAGATTTATACCAATGATAGCAATACTATTGAATTTGACGATGAGGACAAAGGGGCTGCATCGGCAAAAATTATCAATGACTATATAGAAATTGTCGGGAGCAAACAGTTGTTCTCTGAGATATTGAATTGTAATGAGCGTATGAATCTTGCAATGACCGTGGAGTGCATGAAGGCATGTGAGAACATGATGAAGTTGAAAATGTATGATGAGGTGCGTGATATCCTGATGAAGATAGGTTATTCGTGTAAAAAAGGTGATGTAATGGCTATGAATGCTAGAATATCCGCATTAAATTCCCGTGCACAATATGATTTGGATAAGATAAGTAAGGAAAAGAATGAGGGACTGAAGGAGAAGCCTACAAAACGTGGATTTATAAATGAAGTTGTCGCTATTGGGAAGTATAATAAGATGTATATCAATCCGAAAGAATGGACCGCCGGATCTTATGCCTGTCTTGTAAGGCAGACATGTGACGAAATCGATGGGTTGAATCGTAAAAAGAAATAATTATGTATTATCGATGTGAGTTACTTATAAATGGTCTGAAGTACAGGGTTACTGATGATCTTGAGAATTGGGACGAGGTGAAGGCTAGTTTCAAGAGAAATGACTATGACGGTGTTATCCGTACATTTTCCAACAAATTTTCTTTTGCTGGGGATGCTAGAAAATTGCTGTTAAAACAATATGATGAAGATTATTTGAATGCTTCTGCCTCAATAATAATAAGTACAAGAAATAACAGTTGGTTGTATAATGAACGGTTTAGTTGCGCTCTCAATTTCTCTACATTGCAGGATAATGGTCGTATCTTACAGATAAATGCCGTGGATGATAACGTGGCGTCCATGATAAAGTCAAAAAAAGGAACTCAATATGAATATTCGGTCGAAGAGGTGAAAAGCCCCATTCCTCTTGTTTATGACGGACTTGAACTTTCAGAATCAGCAAAATGGATTCCTACAGGTGATACATTGGAGGACGATGACACTCTTATTAATGTTTATTTCAGCAAGAAAATGTCACCAATGCCAATATATATAACTGCCAGTGATTCCTTAATAAAGGGGGCTCTTGAATTTAATGATCAAACAGTAGGGGGTGATGATGTATATTCGATAAAGGCTCTGAAATCAATTAGGATAAATATAGAGTTTAATATTGATATGTTTGTGTTTAGGAAATATCAGTCTGGTGCTTTGGGATATGATGTAAGAGGTGTGAGGCTCCAGATTATGAAGATAAGTAATGAGATTGACAGTAATGGGGAAGCGGTGACTACGGAAACGGTGATAGGAAGTTTTGAACTTACGACAGAATCAGAAACGCCAGTGGAAAAGAAGGTTTCGGAATCGTACAATATAAGTCTTTTGCATAATGATAAAATAATAGTGAGAGCTATGTATGTCAATGAGAAAGAAGAGATTGTACCTGTATTGCCGGATTTGCCATACAAAGTCTCAACATCAAGTTATTTTAAAGCATCATGGAAAAATCGAATAAACCCTGTTGAGATGGATGTTATAAAGCCCGATACATTGCTGAACAGACTGCTTAAAAGTATTAATGGAGAGAAAGATGGTTTGACTGGAGTGATTGAGGGGACAGGAGATAGAAGGCTTGATAATTGTATGCTCTTGGCGGCTGAATCAGCCCGTAAGATTCCTGGAGCCAAAATATATACATCCTTCACCAAATTTGCAAACTGGATGAGTTATGTGTTTGGTTATGCTTACGACATATCCGGGAATACAGTAACTTTCCGGCATAGAAGCAAATACTTCTCGGATGATGTTGTCAAAAGGATAGATGATTTATCTGATTATGAGATGAAGGTTAATTCTGCATTGGTGTATTCTCGGATACGGATAGGCTTTGACAAACAGGATTACGACACGGCTAATGGAAAGGATGAGTTCCGTTTTACGAATGAATATACCACAGGCGTGACCATGACGGACAATAGCCTTGAAATGATATCTCCATACCGTGCGGACGCATACGGCATAGAGTTCCTTGCTGACAAGATAGGTGAAGATACTACAGACAACGAAAGTGACACTGATTTATTTATGGTAGGGGTAAAATCTGATTCGTCTGGACTTAAGTATATATTGAACAGGGATTATCTTATGGGTGGCGTTCTCAGCCCTGACACAATGTTCAATGCCATGTTTTCCCCTTCTTCTATGGTTTTGGCCAATGAAGCATACATCGGCTCATCTGTTGAGATGCTTACTTTTGCGTCATCAGATGGTAATAGTGATGTGGGTATTGATGGAATGGGGGAAAGTAGGGATATAATTCTTTCAAAAAGGATGTTTACTGTGGCGGAGGTGGAATTTGAGACTTCGGATGTGGAACTCCCGGAAGATCTTACAGGAATTGTTGAAATGGAATACCAAGGCAAAGTTGTACAGGGATATTATCAGCAGGCTGATTACAATTTTACAAAATCACAAAGTTCAAAGGTAACTTTGATTGTGAAAAATTTAAATTCGTTATAAAGATTCAAATTTTAATTGTTATATTTGCAATGAAAGCTTGTGAAGTCACAAGTTACTAGAAACTTACGAAAAGACTATGATATCAATCGGAGATGTTTGTCCGTTATTCTTTAAACCGCTGAAATATAAATATTCAAATGCTGGATGTTTCAGACAAGTATTTTCTGTGTCAGACAACATCCTGCTGCAAATCTTTTGTGATAACGGCGAAAAACCTTTAGCTTATTTGAATGATAAGATCGGCAATATTTCCTCCAAGATAACACTGCTTACTTATGATGTAAATGAAAGCATTAAGATGTATTATGCCTCATTATCTCCTTCGGAGGGGATATATACAGTAACTATAGGCGATAAAGAATGTGAGGAGTTCTGCGTGTGTGAGAATATAGGTGATTCTATTCTGATTGAATATTCCCATAAAGATAATAATTCTGCGTTTGATAATATATTCTGGATTGATGAGGTTCGGCAGATGTTCCAGTTCAGAATAATAGGAGGATTCAAGCCGGATGGGGTGGAGTTGAAAGTTGAAAACGAACAGTTTATGAATCAGAAGCAGGAGATAATAGAAATGTATTCTCTCCCTTATAAAACATTTGATTTTGTTTTCGGGACAAGTTGTGGCGTTCCGTATTATATAGCGGAGTTTATAAATAAGGTACTTTGCCTTTCTCATGTCAGCATAAACGGTAATTTGTTTGTACGGGAAGGGGATTCTGTCCCGGAAAAGATTGATACAATAGGTAAGAAACAGATGTTTATATATAAAGTGACTTTACGCCCTAGACAAAATGATATCGCCGGGATCGGAGGCAAAACTGAGATTACAACTTCATCTTCAGGCATCGCGTTTTTACTAACTAATCCCGAAGAGGACGATGTGTTGAAATATAAGAAGGCGAAAGCTGCTTTTGTTAATGAAAATTACGTGTAATCATGGCTAGAAATCATCCTATAAAGATATTGTGGTACGGTTCGGAAACGGATGATGAAGGAAATCCGATTATACCGAAAATATCCCCGTCATTTGAAAAGCGACTGGAAGGGTTGAATGAGGGGGAGATATACATACATAATGATGATAATAATCCTTCTATTTACATAAGAACCAATAAAGACAGGGTTGTTGCCATATCGGGAGGTGCAAATATAAGTGAATTGGCTAAATATTTTTTGCGCAAAGACAAGGAGGACTCTACAAATTTTCTTTTATCATTACTGGGCGGAACTGTCATTAAGAAATATGCCAAGTTCGGTGATTTCGTTACCGGCGTATTAGGTGGATACATAGACGAAAAGGGCAATCTTGAAATGGAAAGCGGTGTATTTCGTAAGCGTTTGTTTGTTCCTGAAATAGCCTATAACCGTACAACTTATTTCAAAGGACGTATGGTAAACTCCCCCGGTGGTGGTTGTACCGTATTGTCATACGTGGATAACGGCGATGGAACCTACACCATCACTCCCGATCTGACAGATGCGGACGGATTGAGCCAGTTTGTTGATGACATCCTTACCACCTATTTTGTGACTAAAAATAGCGAAGGCAAACTGAACGGTTTTGAAGAAATGAAATTCCGTGTGACTGCCGCAGATTATACTGCCAAGAAGTTTACTGTCATTCCCCGTCCGGGGCATTCTGACTGGAAACCTGCCGAGCAGATGGTATTGGCACAAACAGGTAACTTTACGGACCCGGAACGTCAGACTTATATACTTATTGATTCAGTCAACGGAAATAACTGTATTACATTCTTTGACAATGCCAACACTTGGGACCCGGAGCCGGCGCAGATGAAGAGCTGGTTCGGCAAGAAAAAGGGCATGACTGTAGCCGGTATTAATGCGGACAATTACTCAGCCGTCCTTCAGAACATCATCATGACCGGGCTTATCTTTCAAGTTGACGAGATCACCGGACAGACAGTGCGTGTACCTTTGGACAAGGGTGAATGGGTTTCAGGAAGATACGCCTACTATGACCGGGTTTCATATAACGGGGCTTTGTGGTTGTGTGTCGATGAAAAGGGAACAGCAACCGAACCTTCAGAAGATAATCCGGCATGGCTGAAACAGGTAGCGGAAGGTACTCCTGGCGCCACAGGTCCTCAGGGTATTCCTGGAACACCGGGGAAGGATGGGGCAACCTACTATACATGGATCAGGTACGCCGATGATGCCAACGGGAATGGCATCAGCAATAATCCTACAGGGAAGGCGTATATCGGATTCGCCTATAACAAAGCGAGCGCAACGGAGAGCAACAATCCTTCCGATTATACATGGAGTGAAATAAAGGGAGAACAGGGCGTTCCCGGTGTCGCTGGAACTGACGGAAAAACTTATTACACATGGATAGCTTATTCGGATAACGCGGACGGTACGGGTATGTACCAGCAGCCGAACGACAACACCAAGTATATAGGCATAGCAGTCAATAAGGAGACCGCCACGGAGAGCAGCAACCCTTCCGACTACACATGGTCGCTGTTCAAAGGTAAGGACGGGGTTGACGGTTTGTCCGTAGTCGGCGGTGGTCATTGGGAATCCTCCAAAACCCCGTACAAAGCCAATACAATAGTCACTCTTGCCAATTGCGTCTTTATATCCAAGGTGGAAACCTCCAATCCTCCCATCAGAATATTGCGTGTAAAAGGTGGCAATTTCTTAAGGAAGAAGGACGGTGGTTACTATCTTGCCGGGAAGCCGACCGACTGGGAGGTTGACGAAGACTGGGACATGCTGCTTGACGGGCGTGAGCTGAAAGGCGAGAGCATCACCTTCCTTGGTGAATTTGCCACGGCTCCTTCCAATCCGAAAAACGGTGACTCATACCGTAACACGACTGACCGTGCCACCTACATCTATCAGGACGGAAGATGGCAGCTTATGATATCGGATGGAAAGGACGGAACTAAATATGAATATATCTATAAGAGAGGAAATGTCATAGAGAATCCTCCTGCGAAGCCTGACAGCCAACAGAAGGATGATTATATTCCCGAAGGTTGGACGGATGATTTTCTTGGTGTAGATGCAGACCATCAGGTTGAATGGGGTTGCAAGCGTTTCAAGGAAAACGGTGTATGGTCAGAGTTCAGCACTCCAGCTGTAGTGCATCGCTGGAGCAAGGACGGGGAGAATGCCATCATGGCGGACTTCGATAACGAGATGGTCAATGCAGCCCTTACTTCAGATGGGAAGGTCGTATCCTCACAGACTTGGAATACAACTGTCAGTATGTGGTATGGAACGGAGAAGCTCACGCTTGACAGCATCACCTGTACACCTGACACAAATCTTCTGTGTGCGACAGACAAGAATACGGGAGTGGTGACAATATCGGTATCTGCCGGAGCTACTCTTGCTGCGACAAACACGGTGAAGATCACAATCAGGGCTATAAAGAACGGGCAGCAGTATTCCCGTGATCTGACATTCACTGTAGCCGGGGTCCGTGGAGGTGCGAATGGTGCAGATGCCGTATTATACAATATTGTCGTTTCCGCCAGTTCTGTAAGCAAGGACAAGAACGGGAACTATAGCATTTCTTCCGTGTCATGTTACAGGCAGAAATCAGTAGGAGGTGTGATATCCACTACTACGGACGGTATATTGAAATACAGCATAG